CTACGAACAAGGCGGCTTCACTGATCCTGAGTTGCAACGTAAGGTACTAGAGCGAGCTAAGGTATTACGTGTGGAGGGTGAGCGCACCTCGAAAGAGAAGCAGCTGGACGCGTCAGATAAGACCAGAGCTGATATCGATAACATAGTTAAAGATAAGTTAGGTGAAGAATTCTGGGATGTAGACTTTCAAAAGCTGCGCACAGACGACCCTAAAACCTTTGAGCGTGTTAGCAGCGAGATAAACCGCCTAGAGAAGCTAGCTGGTGTTGGTCTAGACTCTGTCTACGACAAGAAACAAGTGCGCAGCATTAGACAACTATTATCATTAGGTCAGAATGTAACTGGTGCACTAGGCGAAGACGGTAGTCTATCTGGCGGTATCACAAAAGAAGAAACAGGTATTATAGATAACATCACTAGTCGTGTTGGTAAGTACATATCAGATGACGTAGACGGTGTTGCAGGTCGTGCTTCTTTCAGTGCTTATCGTAACATGCTTCGTAACTCATTGTACGGTGCTACTCTAACGCCAAATGAAATGCGAGCGTTCGATGATCAGTTTGGTAACTTAGGTGAACAAGCTGGACCTGTAGCTGCTCAGTTTAAAGTGGCACTAGAACAACTTAAGTCTGACATACAAACTGTCAACGACTTAGGCGATCCTCGAATCACTCACTTCCGTCTAGGTGTACCACAAGAAGACATTGAGGACATGCTAAGTGCTATTGATGAGAACATTAGCTATTTGAACACTAAGATAGATAGCGGCGGTGGAGTTGCTCCTCCTGGTGATGCTGTATCTACTGGGCGTATAGGTGCTACTTCTACTCCTGCGCCTGCTGATGCACCTGTTGTTGATACTAGCGTACCTCCTAGAAACTCAGCAGTGTCCTCACCTTCTGTAGACGATGATACACGAGCCAAAGCAGACGCAATACTGCAAGGACTAGGTTTATAATGAAGACTGATGTACAAACACTAAGAGACTCGTTCCACATGGGTTACGATACGTTTTACAACTCTCGCATGGAAAGTGAAGAGATTTGGAATGCCTATCACAACCGACAGTGGACCTCAGACCAAGAGCAAGTCTTAGCGAATCGCGGGCAACCTAAAGAGACGTTCAACGTTATTAAGTTGTTCGGTCGTATGCTTGTTGGTTACTACTCCACAACAGTTAATGCTATACGTGCAGAGCCTGTACAACTTGCAGATCAGACTGTAGCCAGTTTAATGACTGATACTGTCACTTCTATCTTTGCTAGGAACCGCATGGAGACCGAAGGAGACGAGATAAAATTATGTGGTATTATCTCAGGTATCATGGCCGCTCAAGTCATCCCGGAGCCTACAGGAGCTCGAGATCAATTCGGTAGACCTCTTTACGAGATTAAATTAGCTCAGGTGTACGACTACGAATTAGTTCTAGACCCTTTGAGTACTGACGCAGACTATGAAGATGCTCGATTTTTACATCGCTTCAAATGGATACCTGAAGAGACCCTACTACGCACCTGGGGCGAAGCTAAGACAAAAGATCTAGTATCGCATGACAACTTCCTAGAGATCGAAGAAGCTGATTTTGAGTACAGTCATAACGCTTCCTTCCAAGGTCGCTACAGAGTATTTGATAACTATCTAGTTGTACAGACTGTTATTGAAGACGACAACGGTGAGCGTTGGGAGATCTGGTGGTCAGGCACTACAGAGCTTGAACGTAAGAAGATAACTTACAAAGAAGTTAAGTGGCCTTACCGCGTAGCTAAGTTGCATAAGTCTAGCCGCACTGAGTACTATGGTATCTTCCGCGAAGTCATTGAGTCGCAAAAGGCTATCAACCAAGCGCTGGTCAAACTGCAGTTGATGTCTAGCACTCAGAAGGCATTTGTTGAGACTAATGCTTTAGCTACAGACTTGACCGACTTCACAGATTCATTCAACAGAGTGAACGGTGTCATAGCTGTTAAGTCTTTGAAAGGTATTCGTGTTGAGAACCTAACAGCCGATGCTATCGCTATGTATACTATCATAGATAAAGCCTTTGATCGCATCCAACGCGTGTTGAGTATCAACGACAGCTTCTTAGGTCAAGCTTTTGCATCTGACAGTGGTCGCAAGGTTAAGTTGCAACAGAACGCAACCATCATGGCTCTTCGCTATTTAACTGTTAGAATCCAATCGTTCTACGAGTTGTTGGGTGCGGACGTAGTAGCATTAGTTAGACAGTATTACACTGCAGAGCAAACGTTACGAGTCACAGATGAGATTGTAGGACGACGATTCATCGAGCTAAACAAACCAGCTATGAAGTGGTCTGGCGAGATGGACGAACAGGGTCAACCTATTATGGAGCCTATGTTTGAGCAAGTCTACAATCCTGAGACTGGTAAACCTGAAGAGACTGAAGAGGGTAAATTGGTATTTGCACCTATCCCTGAGTCTGGTTCTGAGTTTGCCTTCACTGAGTTCGACATCACCATCGAGTCTGTATCATACAACGATGAAGATGAACGCACGCAGTTAATGCTTGAACAAGTGATGTCTGGTTCTATAGGTACTTTGTTGAGCCAAGTGAACCCAGCTGGTTTCTTCCAGACTTCAAGCTTGTTAATGCGTACCTTTAAGACTAAGTACAGTCCTGAGGTTGCTAAGATACTGCAAGAAACCGCTGCTATGTTAGGTCAGAACCCTGAAGATGAAGAAGCAGCTGCCCTACTAGCTGGAAACAATCCTCAAGGTGGTCAAGGCTCGCACGGCACTGATACTAAACTACCAACCAATACAAACGAAGGTTAAGGTTATGCCTACAGCAAGAGAAGCATTAGAACAATCTGGTCAGTTCTCAACAGAGCAGGTAGACGTAATAATCGGTGAGAAGCGTAAGCAAGCTATAACTGGACTTCGTGCACAGTCAGACATGTCTGAAGAGCAAATAATTACTTACACTGATGAGCGCTACGGCGTTTCATCGGTGGACATAGTTACGCCTACAGATCCTGTGTACCCTAGACCTTCTCTCAACGACTTCACTCTCAATACAGATAGACATTTAGGTATCATACCTAGATCTAAGCCTGGAGTGTTTGAGAAGCCTGGTGGAGGTCTGTTTGACGATAAAGAGTACGTACAGCCGAAAGACTATTCAGAGCTACAACGTACAACTGCTGCTAACTTGACAGACGAAGACTTCAAGTTATTATCCAGGGAGCAGGTCGACTCTTACTCTGCCTCTATTGGTGCTGATCCTACCTCTCAAGGTGGTATCGACGCAGTGTATAACCACGCACGTCGTTTAGAAGAAGGTGAAGTTGCAGACAAAGAACAGTTGCTAACTAGACTGAAAGCTTACCACGAAGTTCAACGACCTGTAGAGTGGATGCATTCTAAATTCAACGACGGCGCTAAAGCCGAATTGGAAAGTATCAGACTGAACAACGCTAAATCTATAGTTAACATGGGTAACGAGCGAGACATCAAGATCGAATATGATCCCGTTACCTCTGACTTCCACATACAGTTAGAGAACGGTGAATGGCGACTGGCTGAACCTGACACGCTACAAGAGCTTGGCATGTCTAAGTACGAGATGGCAGGTGGTATGGCAGGCGGCGTCGCAGGTGCAAAGCTTGCATCTAAATTACCCTTAGTTGATCCTAAACTTAAAGGTATTGCGGCGGCAGGTGGTGCAGCCATAGGCGGTTTAGTAGGTTTAGCAAGTGGAGCACCTATAGATTACTTAGAGCAAGCAATACGTCTTAATGAAGAGTTCAACTCTAAGATAGCTATTGAGAAAGCAATAGGTGCTGCTGAACTTGGCGCTGTAACTGGTGTTGCTGCTAAAGCAGGCTTTGTACTAACTAAGGCTATGATCCAACCGATCACAGCCAGCTACAGACTGTTTAAGAACAACAACGCCACTGGTGCATACGATGCATTGAAGCGTACTACTAACATGTCTGATGATAACATAGACGAACTGTTGAACAAGTGGGAGACTCTGAATAACGTTAAACTAACAGGACCCCGACAAGATAACGCTTTACGAGTTATCCCTGGTTTGGTTCCAGGCGGTGATGAAGCTATTCGTGGTGGTGGTGCTTTAAGTCCAAGCGTATTACAGATATCTAAGCAACTGGTCAACGACAGAGCAAGAGCATTCACTACTCCTCTTACAACAACCAGACGCGAGATGACAGAAACACTAGCCTCATCTATTAAGACTTATGAGACAGCTGTCAAGAAGCAGTTCGACACGGTTGAGACTGTTGGCATACATACATTAGCTCCACCTAATTATAGCTTTAACTTCAACACTAATCCCTTAGCTCCTGCCATCAATAAAGCAGTTGCAAAGGTTATCGATTCGCCTAACTTAGGAGACGCAGCAACAGCTCTTAAGATGATCCATGAACCTAAAGCACTAAACTCTCTTGGTGACGTGTTCGCTCTACGTAAGATCTTAAACAAGACTTGGACTCAAGCTGACAGATTGACAGGGTCAGAGAAGTTCGAAGTGCGTAAGGCGTTGACTGACGCTGTTGAAGCAGTTGATAAAGAAATAAACACAGTGGCTAGAAAGACTGAAGGTGGTTCTGACTGGCTAAAAGCTTGGAAGTCTGCTAAGAGCGATTATGCAGACTTTGCATCTAACCGCGATTCTAAGGTGTGGAAGTCACTTAAGAATAAAGAATCCTCGCCTCAGGAAGTAGCCAGAGCTATTGTTAAAGCCGGTAGATCTAGTGCTGAGCATGAAGTAAACCAACATACAAAGCTGATGGCTCAGCTACCAGTTGGAGTAGTCCGTGAGGTTGAGTCTCACATGGTTGATGCTTTAGTTAGTGCTCGTACCATATCTACTCAAGGTCTTGAAGGTATAGACTTTGTTAAGTTGGCTGCAGACATGGACGACTTTGCATTCACTACATCGAAGAGTAAAGCGATGCAGAAAGCCACTAAAGCAATGGCTGAAGTATATACAAACGATGCAGCCTTGGCTAAGCTTGGTGCTCCTGTGGCTAGTACTATTGGTGACGGTTTTGCTACAAGTCCTTGGACACGATTCAAGGTTCGTGCTACTAACTTATGGTACAAGAAATTCCAACGTATTGGTGGAGACCCTGATAAACAGTTAAACGCTCTTGCTGCTAACATTACACGATTTGCTGGAGATCCTTTAGATGCAGGTATCGCAGCCAAAGTGCTAAAAGCAGCTGAAGGAGACGAGCAACTGGTTGAATCCATTAAACAATATCAAGTAGAAGCAGCTAAAGGTTTCGTACGGGATCACTCACTACCTCGCATTAAGACCTACTCAGACAAGGCTGGTAAGTTCTATTGGCAAGGTGGCGCAGGCCGAACACCTAATAAATCTAACACAATTAACTATAGCTCACTTGTACCTGAGAGTGCGTTAAAAGCGAGGTTTGGAGCTGGTTTAGGACCTCATACAGACATGGACGAATGGTTAGCCATACCAGGCCAAGTAGGCAATAGGGTATTTAAGAATGGCTCATCATTGACAAAGCAGGAACGAGCGGAGCTTCTAAAGGAAGGTAAGAAGTTCATAACTATAGAAGATGGTTCAATACACAAGATACCTGGGATACACGATGTCAAATGACTTAGACGAAGTAAGTCTTGCGTTAGGGAGGATAGAGGCGACACAAACTGTGATAATGCATACAGTTAGAGAGACAAGTGTCTCGATAGAAAACCTAAAGGAAAAACAGTACGAGACTGATAATAGTCTAGGGAAATACAAAGCTGAATTAGAAAGTCTTCAAAAAGATCTGACGACCAATATTAAGCCTGCACTAGATGACATAAACAAACTAAAACAGCGTGGTATTGGTGTCTTAGTGTTGTTTGGGTTGTTTAGTGCGAGTGCCAGCTCTGTGATTCACAAATTCATCAAACAATTATTTGGAGCATAACGTGTCTAAACTAATAGAGAAGGCCTTACTAGCCGCAGAGGACATGGACTTAGGAGCTGGTACCAGTTCTCAAGTCCGCCAAGGACAAGTTGTCACCACAACTCGCATAGACGCCTCTTGGGTGATGCGCACTAGAGCACAGATTCGTGCGTTGGATATAAACAGAATAACTCAGGTTACTTTAGTTAACAGCCTTGGTACTGTGGACTTCCTATACAAACCGGATCTAGAGGCTACTGATGACGACAACATAATCTTAAAACCTAATGATTTTAATGGTTCTTGGATTATGACTGGTGGGCAGTTACAGACGGCCACAGTTGATAGACCTCAGTTGTATCCTATATTTGAACATCTAGGCATGCAGTTTTTCGACGTAACAATAAACAAACCTATCTACTGGACAGGTTCTATTTGGGTAGACGCATTGGGAGTGCAAGTATAATGGCGAAGACAATCAGTAAGGCCTTAATCGGCATGGAAGACTTAGCATTAGGTAATGGTTCACAACAACAATACAGAGGTGGCGTAGCTGTCCCTGTGTCGGAATTGAATTTGCCTTGGGTGTATAACACTACTGAAGCAATATCAGTAGCACCTGTTATTGGTATCGAGTTGTTGTACTACAAGACAACAACTTCACTAGGTGTCTATGAGTACAGACCAGACAGTTTTGAAGCTGAAGATGAAGAGGTCTTCATCGACTCTATTTACGGCGGTCAGTGGGTTAGACTACAGGACTTACTAAACCCTGCAGGTAATGACGGTGTAGCTCCTTCTTGGTTTCACACTGCTGCATCTACTATACAACTGAGCACAACTCATCACAATCGCTATGTGGCTTTATCTGCGCCTGGCGCTTCAGCTACACTGTTTTCGGATGCTACCACTAGTCTATTCGATAATGGTTCTGTGTTTGGTGTGTACGCTGACGGTAACAATATAACTGTGTTTAAAGGGGAAGCTGAATGGCAACTACAAGGTTTCGTAGACGACACCGAAACAAGCTTTGTACTTCCCGCAGGCAAGTTCGTTACGTTTTCGTTAAAGGGCAGCGCAGGCGGACCTAGTAATACCTGGGTAATGGAACACTCTGCAGGTTCTACCGGCTCTGGCGATAGTGACTTCACTGGCTACAGCGGTTCTGTGTTGTGGTCTATCTTAGATTACAACATCTCAGCTATTGATGCTGGAGCCTTGATTCGTGTAGACTATGACGGTACTGTTAATCTGCCTGCTCTAGATGTCATGGATAACGGTACAGTTGTGTCATTCATGTTGACAGACAACCTAACACCTGCTCTAGGCAACGTAGCACTGAATGAAGGTCCTTGGACTGTGCACTACCCTGCTGATATGGGTACGGGCCGCCTAGGCTTATACAACGCAGGCGACAGAGTACAGATTACTTTCATTGGTAACACTGACGCGTATATTTCTTTAGCTCAGTCAGCTATAGGTTCTCTGTACGCAGTCAACTTTGATATACTAGGCGACTCTGCGGTAGTCAAAGGCTACAACAACGGAGGTGCAGGTTTTGAATTGACAGGTGCTATGTTCGGTGATAACTTATTGATAGCTAGTGATATTCAAGACGACTCTACCGATAACCTTCGTGCTGTCGTAGGCGGCGGAGGCGGTAACTCCATACTATTTAAAGCCGATGACGACACTGAAGACCTCACCACTAAAACACAGTTCACTGACAAGAACGGTCTAGCACGTTTAGAAGTGTCTGATGCAGGCGTCAAGCTAGATGATGAGTTGTTAGCTGTAGGGTTCTCGGGTATTGGTATTTTTGGATCTGGTGATCTACAGTATGACGTTACTAGTGCAGACAATGGAAGACTAATACGAGTCCAGTCTCTATTGAACTCTGTAGTTGTTGACTTCACGCCTAGGACTGGTACCGACGGCCTGACAATACCTATCGGCGCCAAGTTTACCTTTGTGTTAGAATCTGTGCTACACCCTCAAGCTGAAGTTGTTGTAGTGACCGGTAATAGCTGGACGTTTAAAGATGCGTTAGGTAACGTTGTAACTACTTTAGGTCTAACTCGCCAAGGCGACATGGCAACCTGTGTGCGAACTAGTGAAACTGAGATTACTATCTATTCAATAGCTAGAACTGTGTCACCTGAGCGCGTACTAGCACAAAATGGTGCACACGTACGAGGACCTCAATATCACGCTTTCAGTAAAGCAGAATACCAGACTCATGAATTTGATATACTATCTGTTGTTGGCGCTAACGCACTATCCGTCTTTACTGTCTCAGACTCTGCCGGCTCTGGTTCTGTCAAACACCCTGGGTTAGACAGTGTACCTAGAACAGCTACGACTGTAGTACTCAAGGTAGTGTTTGAGTTTCTCGCCGATCTCAATTCTCACTACGTTTGGGATCTACGACAGTCAGTGCCTAAGGACAACGCAGGAATAGACGATGTGTCCGCTGATAAGTTAAACACCGTTCCGTTCCTTGGTACCGGTGTTACGCAGACCTTACACGCTACTGTAGACTGTTTTGCCGCAAGAGATGATGGTGGTATGCAGTTGGGGTGTCAGCTTATTTACCAAGCTGGAACTACTGGGCTGACTAAGAACTCGGTGAACGTGGCTGTGCTTGGTTATTATGATTAAGTAGGGAAGTAAAGGCAGCAAGGATGCTGCCACTTTATTAGTCAGAAGTCTTCTAGCCCTTCGCGTAAACAACTAACTACAAACGCTCTGAACTCCGCTACTGATGTGCACCAAGTAGCAAGACCTCTAGCCTCTCTTATTTTCTTTAGTTTGTACAGTTGCATCGGCGTAGGCTCTTCACCTTCAACTTTAACTTCGATAGACATGAATCGACCGTTAGCACACATACATAGATCACCGTTACCCTTCTTACCTGATACAACTATATTGTAAACTATGAAACCCATGGCTTCAGCTTCGGCCACGATAGCTGCTTGTATCTTACCTTCTTTATGCTTGCTCATAGGTCACCTCTAAAACCTTTAAACACCGGGAAGCGAGGCACGCCATAAGTTGTGACCTCTTGATAAGTGAAGGTGATAGTCTTACCTACTAACTTATCCTTAATAGCGTACAGTTCGCGACGTTGTGCCGCCTTAAGGCCTGAACCTACGTTAAAGATCTTACCTTTCCATCGCACTGTAAAAGATCCTACAGCGTCTTCATAGACAAGATTATGGAGACACTTAGTGCTCGTATCTAAGTTGCGAGCTAATTGTTTAACGTCTAGAATAACAGCCTCATCGTCGCTAAAGTCTTTTATCTTCAACAGTATGCCTTGCTTAGCAGTCGAACGACCGTGTTTATACTCACCATCAGGACGTCTAACCATAGAACCTTCGTAGCCTGCTGCACAATACTCTTTGTGTTTAGCCGCTGCTTGTTCTGCATTTGTAACTAGTGAGTGATACACTAGGCGCAGTCTACCGCCGAAGGTTTCTACTGCGTTCTGAGCGTGACGAAGGCGAGTGGAGAAGCCTTGAGTGTTGATAACATCAAAGACGTTGAACGTAAAATCAGGTTCGCCGCTGTTACTCATAATGGCAGACTGCACTGAGTTAAAGTCGCCATCAACCATTAGCTCACCGTCTAGGATTAAATTATTGTGTATATCCTTTAGCTCACGCTGGACAAACAAGTTAGGTATTACTTTACCTGCTCTGCTGTGTGGCACTCCATCTATTAAGATACAGCGAATGCCATCTAACTTTGGCGACATAAGAACTGGATACTTGATAGAATCAAGAACAGGAGTTTTACTATGAGCAAGTAGCGGCTTCGGGAATGTGACTTTCATAAAGTTTCCTTGGTGAACCTCGCGTCCACGTAGTTGGTTTTGTTTACGGATACTGTGTTATATACTTGAGCAGATACGCCTTTCTCTGTCAATAAGAAATGTACGATAATCTCAGTGTCGCGAGCCATATTAGCTTGCCTGGCTCTACGTTGAGTATGTCTAGCAGTACTAAAGTCTTGAGACAGTATAATTAAGTGTTTGATGTGTTTAAGATCTATACCTTCAGCGTGAGACGTACTTTGCAATAGTCTGGCGCGCTTAAAGATCGCAGTCAGCTTAATCAACTCGGCCTTATAGTTATAGAATATTGCTACATCAGGTGTGTCGCCCCACGTGTTCAGTATATAGTCTATCTTCTCTCTATTAGGTAATACAAAGTACTTATCTTGTATCTTAGCTACACCGCCTTCTAACATATGCAACGAAGTACGCAGCTTCATAGGCGTATCGCACACTAGATCCATTCCAGTGTCGGAGTAGTCTTCAACTATATTGTGTTTGACTAAGGTGTTATACAGCTCCTTGGTGCCATCTGACAAATCTATGTAGTGCAACTTATCTGTAGGTTCGTGTTCAAAACCAAGCTCAGCACGAGTACCTCTGATAAACAAGTGTTCACATTCGCCTCTTACACTATCTAAGACTTGTGTATACGTCTCTCTTTGGCCCGTGGTCGTGTAGATTTTATTCGGGATTCCATACGATCTAAACCAAGAATAAAACGTCTTATACGATCTCCAGGGAGACCACGCACTCAATGCGAATTGATGATAGAGCATATGATAGCCCTGAGCACACGGTGTGGCCGATAGATAGATTATAGGATTGCCCCAAGTCAAACGCTTGACCTTCTTCCAGATCTGAGAGGGTTGAGGTGAGGAGCTAATATAGTTGTGTGCTTCATCCAGTATGACGAGATCGTAGACTGCTTCTAACTTGTTGGCTTGGTGGTAATTAGTGACGTGATAATCTTTTGTGTGTTTGTAAGCTTCTAAGGTCTCGTGCCAACCGTCTCGTGCTGACTTCTTAGTTAGTACTAATACTTTCTTTACCTTAGGGCATCGTTCTGCCATTAGGATTGAGGTTAGAGTTTTACCTGTCCGCTCTTGCATTTCTAAGTAGACTATGCCGAAGTCATTTAGAGTTGCAAAACCGGAGGCAGATTTTTCAAGCTGACCCGGTTTTGGTATCATGATTATGCCTTATCTAATTTAACATTAGCCATTTCAGTGTTCTCTAGCACCTTAACGATTTGAGCTTCTTCGTTCTTAGAGGCAGCATACTTAGCAGCTGCTCCAGGACCTTTAACGAAGTCACAGGTATTATAGAACGCACAGAACTTCTCTGAGCAGAACATATAATTAGGGTTACCTCTAAACAAGACGTCAGGTCTAACTACGTCTTGAGCCATAACATCTAGAGTGTCTAGCAGGTTGTTAACTAAAGCTTTAGACTGTACAACGTCAATGTTTGCATCCAACAGCATGCCTTCAGCCTTACCAGACTTTCTAAACACTACACCTTGTATCTGACCTTCAGTGATGTTCTCACCATTAGCATTAGCTAAGATACGATAGATACTCTGTTGAGTTGTATAATTACCAACAGTTGGCTTTCGTGTAGATGTCTTAACATCCGCGATACAACTGCCTTCAATGTAATCCACAGTACCACTAAGGGCTTTAACAACAGAGTGACCTGGAATGTTGATTGTATAACGTTTCTCAACTGCCTTTGGAATAGTGACGAAAGGCACAATATCTTCAACAAAGGATTCAGTACCGACTAGGATGTCTTTCTGAGCTGTGCCCTTGTTTTCGCCGTCTTTAAACTGAAGCCCTAACTTCTCTTCTTCGGCAAATGCTTCCATAGCGCAGTCTACAACATGACTATAGCTTTCAAGCTTCTCGCCTGTCTTCATAGCACCTTCCCAGTACTCAGCTACGCCAGCATGTACCGCAGTACCAATGGCAGCTCGTGCATTAGGGATAGACCGCTCACCTAAGATAAATACACGGTACCACTGTTGTGCGCAACCCGTGAAGTTATCAATGGATGAAGGGCGGATAATAAGTTTGTCGTCGTCATTATAATTCATGTGAAGTCTCTGTATAAGTTACGCCAGCTTCTAGTAGTATGCTTCGAGCCACGATGCATGATTCTGTCCACGAGCTATTTAGGTCAAGTTCTTTAGTTACTACTGCAGATATACCTGCTTGAGCAATCGCACACGCACAAGTTACGCATGGTGCTTTGTTTACAAACAAGGTCCAACCTGTTACATTTTGCCTCGCATTAAGTAAGGCGTTTAATTCGGCGTGGACCATTAGATTCAGCTTAACAGTCCTATCCCTAAGTCTTTCATCGTCTTCCACACCTGCTGGGAATCCGTTATATCCATAAGAGAACTGTCTTTTGTCTGGAGAGACTAGAACAGCTCCTACCTTAGCCTTAGGATCCTTACTCCAAGAAGCAACTTCTTCTGCAAGCTTATAGAACCTAGTGATCCACTTACTATCCATAATATTAACTCTCGGTTTTAGCCTTACTTGCAGCAAGTTTAGCGGCTAGACTCATTTTAGCAGTATCGAAAGCTACAGTTTTAGCAGCTGGATCCATGTTGGCAGTACTGAAAGCTGCAGGAGTTGAATTAGCAACTACAACTTTAGGCAGTTCTGTCTTAGGTTCAAGTTTAATGTCTGTCAACACTGTCTTAGAAGGTTTAGCGCCCGCTCTTACTAAAGCTGCGTAAGATCGCTTCATGCTCAGGGCAAAGTCTTCAGGTTTATAATTGTTAACTATAACATAGTCTGCATCATCTTCCGTAAGTTCCATGATGCCTTCAGACTCTGGATTTACGTAAGACACTAACGGATCAGGCTTAACCCAGATTACCATGTCTGCTAATGGACGCATGGCTTCAAACTCTACTCTACGTCTTACACCTACATAAATATCACTTTGTTCAAATGCCAACTTAGCTAAGGCTGCAGGATCGTCTGAACAATACTGAGCAATTAACTCTTTCCACTCTTGACGATGGTTAACACGATCTTCATAACACTCTTCAACACTAGGATAATCTAATGCTTCCATGATGATGTGCTCTGCTGACAACATGCTAGTCTTTACAAACTTAAGACTGTAGTGATGGCTAAACAACTCAGCTAGAGTGTCCTTGCCTGTTTGTGCGTTACCTATGATGATCAGTTTCATGCTACTACCTCAAAGTTATATTTAGTTTCGGAAGGCTTATAGCCAACCAGTTCGATTGTGTCACGGTTAAAGTCTGTGACAGACTTTATATTTGTCATGGTCCATCTAGGTAGGTCGAACGGTTCCGTCGTCGAACCCTCATCTAGAGTCAAGTACAGTAGCGCTTGTGTGGCATGCTGACTGTAGATGTGAACGTCACCCATCATGAACGTCATAGATCCTGGCTCTAATCCTACTAGTTTACAAATGACCAGTAGTAAAGCTGCAGCTAATATGACATCTGAAGGTAGGCCAACCAACACATCAACAGACCGCATATACCAAATGCAATCTAGCTTACCGTCTCGTACATAGAACTGATAAAGTATGTGACAGCAAGGTAGCGACAACGAGTCTAGTCTGTCAGGTCTCCAGCCTGAGATTATGTGTCTTCTACTTGTAGGGTCTTCTTTTAACGATTTTATCAGTCGTTCGAACTGGTCTACGCCATTCCAGTCAAACCAAGCATTGCCATAGTCTAACTCTAGGCTGCCGTCTTCATTAGCCCACTGCTCCCAGTAGTGGCAACCTGCTTTGGTGAAGTCGTCCACGTGCTTTGGTTGGTTAAGAAACGCAGCTAACTCACCAAGCACACCTTTGTAGTACATCTTCCTACCTTTTAATATAGGGAACCTAAAGCTGTTAAGACAGTCAATCTTAAGTGTCTTAGCAAACACAGACAATGAATTCTTGTCGTTTCTAGTGTTCCTAAGTTGCGGTTTATCTATAATCTCCGCAACTAAGGCCCTGTAGTCGTCTTCATAGCTCATATTAATATGTCCTCGAATAATCTGTTATACCTTTTTCAATGTCTCCCCAGTTGCTTCCTACGCCAACCTCAACAGGCATTTGTAGGTCTTTAACTAAGGTCATCTTACTGAACTCAGACCATGCGTCTTTCATAGCCTCAGCCAATAACCGTGCAACTCTTTGATAGATCACAGGATCATCAGGAGTCTCGATCTTGTATGAATCGTGAATGAAGTTAACCATCATTGAATCATTGGGCTTCAAGTCGTCATATACATACTGCATCGCTAACTTAGCTACATCAGCACCAGAAGCCTGGTTGTATATGTTCATATGATCTGTTATTCTTGCTGCTTTGTACTTACGACCAAAAGGCGACTCTCCTAACCTGCCCGCCTTAAAATCCCTAATACTATCAGTTTGCCACTTAACAATGCCAGGAAACGCACGCTTCCAAACACGGATAAGTTTTGCGACTTCATCTGTCTCAAGCCATACATCAGCTTGCATGAGAAGGATGGATTGCAACATACCAGCAGAACCACCATAAAGTAAGTTAAAGTTTTCTGTCTTGGCAATACGTCTTTGTTCAGGAGTATAGCCAGCACCAAACGTCTTCTCTGCGGTGTAACCATGAGGATCCTCTCCCATTCTAAAAAGATTAACTAAGGTTCTGTCGTTGATACTAGCAGCGATTGTGCGTAGCTCTAACTGGGCGAAATCGGCAAACACTATCTTGCGACCTTCAGGTGCTCCAAAGCAACCTTTAGATGCTCTAGGTATCTGTTGCAAGTTTTGATCTTTACAAGTGAATCGACCAGACTTAGCATACGGCCCGAACTTGCCATAGATTCTACCTTCGTGATCTTTAGTTCTATCGAACTTATCTAAGAATGATATTAGCTTAGTTGCTTTACGAGTAGCTCTAACTGCTGCGGCTTTATCATTGCCACCTCTAACAAACCTCGCTAAGTCTAAATCAGTAGATTCGTCTTCACCTATGTAAGGTCTAACCTGTTGCCAACTGTTACAATTGATAGGTAATGCTATCTCTCTTATTTTCTGGACGTTCGCATTACGCAACTCGTCTAACCTGTCACCTACGACATATAGACCGTTGGTTTGGAAGTCTAAAGCACGTTTCAAGGCTCGTATATCGATTTGATAAGACAGCTGAGACTTGAATGACTTGATCTTATCGAACGTATCCAACAGGTAGAACACATCAATAGCTGCGTACGTCAGCACATCAGGAGTCAGTTCTACTTTACCCCAAGCAAGCTTCTGATACTTTGACTTGGCTATGCCATGTGCTGCATAAGGGTCAAACTCCAGAGCGAAAGCCATAATGTTATCTAGACTGAAAGATTCCAATCGAGGGTACGCATGTCTCGCTAGCAGTAGAGTATCGTCTAGGTTCTTAGGTACTAACTTCATACCGCTTTGGGTTTGTACAGCACTAACATCATATGCTACATTTTGCATAACTAGGTTTGCATTTGTAGTAGTGAGTAGAGCGAGTAGTAAGAAAGGTTCGGGGCGAACAACCATGAGAGCTTCGTCCCAGTGTTGTTGATAGAATTGAGCTAAGATTGTGGTACCGTAGAAGCCGTCGGCCTCAGTATCGAAGGCAACATCAAAGTCTTCATTGATTGCTGCTTTTACTTCTTCAAGCGTAACTAATTTGTACTTTAGTTCTCTCATTTGATTGTTTCCTTTATACTCTGTAGGTGTTAGAGTCTATAGTAAAAAAGCGACCGAAGTCGCTTGTTAGAAATTACTTTATTTGCTTAGTCTAGTCTTGGAGACTCGTTAGTAGTTGCGGCTTCTTGAGGCTCTTCAACTACGCCACCAAACTCGCCAACACCTTCGAAAGCTTCTTCGTCTTCATCTTCAACAGCATCAAAGCCATCAGAGAATTCTACAAACTTCGTTAACTGTACGCTGTTCAAGTAAAGTGCAACACCCATAGAAGGGCTGAAGTTATAGATACCCATAGCACCTTTAATACGTCCGCGAGAACCGTTACCTATCTTCTTACCTTGTAAGCTAATAGGTGCGCCTTTAGCATTGGCCACTCCGATAACCTTAGCCTTACCATCGGTAAAAGTAGTGCCAGTTTTAAACGAGAGGCTATACTTACCAGTTTCAGTATAGATCTTGTCGCCATGTTCATCTTTCTCGCCAGAATCCACAGAGTGCTTGTAGATGCCATTAGACTTAGCATTAGCGAACTTACCTTTTGCAGCAGCTGGTTTATTAGCTTCCCAGAAGTCTTCGACACTAGCAATGAATGCTTTAGCATTTGCAGCTTGCGCGTCCGTAGTGGTCTCATCTACTTGATCAGGATCGACAACCACGTTGGCTACGAATTTAGAATTACCTTGTAGGTCTTCTTTACCATTACCATCGATAAAAACCCACTCGAATGTACCGATTGGAGATTGAACGTTTTCTTTTGCATTAGCCATATATTTATTACTCTTTAGATTGTTTAGATTATTGTTTAGTCAAAAAAATAGACTGACTGGTTGGGGCCCAGCCAGTCTAAAGAAAGTTCATGGAGACTAATCATGAACAACTGCAGCACAAGTAAAAATGTCGGTAAAAACTTGCACTACATCAATAGACTCTACGAAGTGTTATATGCGTAGAGTCTATTAATGTAGTCCCTATTGCTAGGGAGCTACTAGCACTTAACCTTCAGAAGCTGCAGCAGCATCTTCAGATTCAGCTTGAGCTACTTCAGCAGCTTCAGCTTCAGCAGCTAAGATTGCTTCATAGTCAGGACCGGTCAAAGCAGAAGCTTCATCAATAGTATCAACACCTAAAGAATGAGCTGGGCGAGAAAGGCGATCAGCTTCTAACTTTTCGATAGCGCCAGGCAAGTCAGCAGGATTCAAATCGCCAGTGACTACTTGATCCAACAACAGATCACGACCTTTGTTGTAATCACGTTGACGCTTGCTGAAAAGGTTGGTACCTTCTTTAGACATAGGAGCAAAGCCAGAGCTTGTGTTAGGCTTGACAGCAAACTCAACGAAGTTAACAGGTAACCACTGTTTGAAGAAGCCACAACGAACGTGAGTTACAACACCATCGATGTTACGCAATACAGTTGTTACAGCAGAACCAGCACCTTTAGTTTGGCACATAGCTTCAACGTCTGCAAGGATTGTTTTAACTTTCTTGTCTGCGTTTTCAGTCAAGAAGTCGATTAAAGGTGAAAAGATTTTTTTAACGTTAGACATTATAGTCTCCAATAAAGTTTTAGTAAGTTTAATCAAAATCATTTTTATTTCGTAATAATGATTTTGAGATTGAATTATACAAAGTTTTTGAGATCCTGTATACGATTATTCTTAATAGATTTAATATTATCTCAAAAAATTGTCTTATAAATAGTCGTTTCTTAGATCAAAAAGATATAATCCTTAGATCAAAAAGTTATTTCCATTTCTTAATTAATTAATTTATAATGATATTCTAGACAAAATAAAAATATTAAATTTATTACGTCTTGAGTATTGAAGTCAAATTAACTGTACGTTTACAACAGGAGTTAGTATAATGGAACCCACAACTGTAGCAGACTTAAGCCTAATAGCTTTACTGGGCTTGTTGTGTATCTTGGCAAGTGTTAGACTTAGACGATCTTCTAAGTCTAAGACTGAAAGACGTAAAGCAGCAAAAGCATTAAAAACAAAACTAAACAATAACTTTAAATAGAGACTAAGAAAATGAACAAATTAAATTCGGTAGTAACGTTACAACAAATCCAAAGCGGTGTTAAGTTTTACAAGTGTAAGTTCTATGGTTCTGCAAAGAATACTTATACTTACAAAAGTTGTTTGGACCTTGAAGCTGGCGACTCTGTTATCGTTGAGACTCAAGGTCGTGAACCTGGCTATAAGGTTGTTGAAGTAATGAGTGAAGTGGATGGCGGTGATGTGCCTATCGGTACAGACGTATCGTTCACTCACTATGTTTGGATTGTTGACAAAGTAGACGAAGAACAGTACCATACTAATGTCAGAGCCGAACGTTCAGTGATCAACAAATTGAAGCTTAAGAATGCAGAAGTTCAGTATGCTGCTGACGTTGAACACATCTCAGAATCTAAGTGGGGTATCTAATGTTCATTAATTGTGTAGCTGTTATCGTGCTTGGTTTTGGATACCTGGCTCATGAGAAGTTGTTAGGATTCCTAAGTGCTTCTAGTATAATGGATGCAGCCACTAACTATACAGGTCTATACAGTGTAGGCTTGTTAGGTATAACTATTACGGCTGTAATTGTTATTCAAATATCCATCGAGATTGACTATAGAAGGACACATAAAAATGTTACTAAGTGATTTGTTAGACCGTTGTATCGAGCACCACGTTGAAGAGTTCGCTAAAGACCCAGATATTATTCGTATCAACCCTGAAGATTTCGACAGTCTTGTAGGAAATAAGTATTTTACCGAAGCCGTTCCTAACAGTCCACCGTTCTACAAAGGTGTTGCACTGATGACATCTTACCAAGTACCTTCGGCTAAACACGTTGATTTAGACAATCCACCAGGAGTTAAACATGCATCAAAGAGTAGTGAGGGCGAAGCGGAAGCTAATAGCCCGACCTCTGCTTGAGACCCTGACAGAGGCCGCCTTGTTAGGTGTGCCTCTGGCCAGACTCATTAGAGATTACGACTTGGATATAACAGGACCTGGACTAGCACCTTTAGTTCGCTACTGTTCATCCTTGAAGCTGCCAGGAAATGATGACGAAACTATTACAGATAGTTTGTTCCCATCCTGGATATCAAACAATAACAAAGTGCAAGTAATGCCTGCAGGTTGGTACTACGTCGGACACTTTCCTTTAGGTAATTGGCACAAAGATGAAGACGATTGAACCTTTTGTTAATTTAGGCTGGTATACAGTACCTTTGCTAGGAGAGTTAAAGCGAGATGTTACTGGTAAGAAGACACTACCGTCATTTTCTAAGGATTGGAACAATGTCTATTTGAATAAACGCAATGATGTAAGCACCCCGTTAGGTGGTACATTAACTGGAGTTTGTTCTGGCATCATAGCTATTGACTGTGACGACACCGCAACATATAAGATGTTTAAAGCACTAGACCCTGATTACAAGTTTCATTTTGTCAGCACAGGTAAGAAGAATCCTTTAGGTGAAGATATCGAAGCTGGTACCATTATCTATAAGTATACTCCTGAACTATGTGATGGTTATAAGATTCACACTTCCAGCCTACAATTAGATTTCTATAGTAACGGAGGCTTTGTTTACCTTCCTACAGAGGCTAATAGTACTAAGGCGCATTTCGAACTGTGTGAACTTAAAGAAGCTCCTCTCACTGTTAAGAACCTGCTTATATCGTTAGTACCTGTTAAGGCTACTGTCGGTGAAGCTGCATTGACTGACAGAGTCTGGAAGCACAACCTACACCATCAAGTACAAAACTTTGTTAACAGTAAGAAGCTGTCACCTGGTCTGTTTAAGATCATCACACCGAAAGACTTTAGAGATCTGCCTGCGTTTGCAGCAAAGCGATACCTTAGTCCTAGCGAAGTACCAGACGGTAGAGGTAGTGAGTACCTATCTAAGATCTCTAGTATCTTAGGTGCTGATTGTAGTATTGATGAAGGTCTGTACTTAGAAGCTATTCACTTAGTTAATGAGTTGTTTGACCAGCCTATGAAAGCTAATAGGTTACAGTCTACTATCATAGAGCCTATGGTGGAAGGCGGTGCTTCTATTGATGGCAAGATCATCTGGGACTACGATGAGAATTGGCAAGACGACAAGTTACAGGTACTAACCAAACGTGGTACTGTCTTAGACTGCTTCTATGATGACGAACGTATGCAATATGCAGCAGTCAACGTAGAATCTGAGAAGACTTACACTTTTGGTAAAGACGTAGAGCTTGTCTCTCACCTTGATGCTATTAGTGTCGAAGCCATACCCAAGAAAGAGTTTAAGTCAAGGCTTCCACTCATTCAAACTGTTAGCACACCAACAAAGAAGTTTGGCTTCCATTCAGACCATGAGAGTCTCATCTTCAATAGCTTTAGTCTGTCAGTACCTCTATCAATCTTTAGAGAGCCTGAGGCCTATAAGCTCAAGTACAAGAAGCCTACCTTGACGTTAGAGTACTTAAAGACCTTGGTACCTGATACGTTCATGCGTAATTATCTTATAGGATTCATGAGACGTAAGTTTGACTTGTTTGAGTACAGTCCTACTGTGTTATACTTCTTAGGTGTTCCTGGAGCAGGTAAAGATTTGTTTGTGTCTATCTTAGAACTGTTTATTGGACCTTCTGGTGTTGCTAGACCGTCTACAAAAGAGTTCTTAGATGTCTATAATGGTTGGTTGCTCGATAAGTATATTGTCCAGTTGGATGAGTATGGTAATCAGTTAGTTAAATTTGACGACAAAGAGAACGCACTAGGTAAGATTAAAGCCTATACTGGTAAGAGTGAGTTCCAGGTACGACTCATGAGAACAGACGGTTATAACTCTGCACACAGTGCTACGTTCGTGGCCACAGCTAACAAGAACCCTTTGTTCATTGAAGGTGATGATAGACGTATGTCGTTGTTTGATTGTCCTAATAAACTGGAAGATCAGGCTTGGGTTAGAGAAGCAGGTGGTATGAGCCAAGTGCATGATACTATCATAAGTGAGATTAATGACTTTGCGTATTATTTGTCTACAGAGATTAATAACTTACCTAAAGATTCATTCATGTCACCGCCTTGTACACATGATAAGAAAGCTCTTATAGCTAGTAAACTAAGTGCAGGTCCTAAGCTTGCTTACTTCTTTAGTAATCAGATGTTTATTGAAGTTGAGAGTCTGGCTAAGATGCATGATGTAGAGCATGTGTTAGAGGGTTGGGGTGAAGGTCGTGTTTATAGTAATAATCTATTCGACCTATACTATGAGATGACTGAAGGCCAAGGTGTGCCTCGTGGTCTTGCCATAGCAATGAACGCGTTCTCTAAGGTGCCTACAACATACAAACAGGCCAAGTCTTACTACTACGCAATACCAAACTTGAGATATCACATACAAGAAGGAAATGAATTTGAGGCCACAGATGAAGTCTAATAAATTAGTTGCACAAGCTTGGAAGGCAGTTCGCCTCGTTGCAGGAGTGCTGTTGTATATAGCATTATTCGCTGTCTTGTCAACCGCAGTAGTCTACAATGTAAAACACGTAAAGACTGCACCACAATTTAAAACTTACACCAAATATAGAACTTGTTAATCGGAGAGCGTAATGAAACACGAATTATCAGTAGCAAAACGAACAGTGCAAATGTTGCAACGTCAAGAAACCTTACAATGTCACTTAGACCCTAATTGGGTTGAAGCCGACAATGATCATATATTAGCTGCAGTCATTGAACTTGGTGAGATGTGTGATTGGCTTGGCTATAAGTGGTGGAAGCACGTAGAATTTAATGTTACTTCCTATGAACAGGCTCAATTAGAGTTGGTTGATGTATGGCATTTCGTAATGAATAAGGCCTTAACTCATACAAGTCCTGAGGCTTATATAGACTTCGGTATTGGCATGCAGAAAGCCTTTGAAGCATTGGATGATCCAAACTGTGAACGTGTAGATATTCTGTTCAACAAAGAACACAGAGCTGAGTACACTAGCCTGGTTAAGCACTGTATGACGCTATTGTTGTCAGGTACTGTAGACTTATATATCTTGGCTTGTCTAAGTGTTAACATCGGACTAGACTTTGATACTCTGTACGGTAAGTACATGGCTAAGAGTACTCTCAATCTGTTTCGTTGGAATAATGGCTATGGTAACGGCACTTATGGAAAGATATGGTACAGTGTTTACAGTACATACACTCTTGAAGATAACGAAGTAATGCTAGCAATCATAGCCGCTAAGGAGTTCGACAGTTATGAAGAGTTATATACATTGTTAGGAGTTGCATATGCCCATGATGAAACTATGAGACAAATTCAGGAAGAAGTGCGAATATAGGATTGTTAAGTTACAAGTAATAAAAAGCCCGCAAGTCTTAAGAAGTGCGGGCTTTCTTAACTCTAAAGATTACCATATATCTAGGTTGTCTAAGTCTCCTGTTAATTCTAACTTGCGGACTAAATAGTTATAACCACACAACCCGTTAGATTTAGCTCGGCTGATAGATGCTTGTTCTGCTGTGACTGATCGCACTACGACACTTACTGTACTTCCATTAGTCCATCTGTATTTGTACGGTTCATTTAGTTTTAGTCTGCTAGGTACTACAGAAGACTTAGGGTATGTTTTAACAACTGTAAGATTATCTCTTACGTATTTACCAGTCTCTAGACTCTTTACACTAAGATGAAACTTTAGTTCAAACTCTAAACGCATGTTAAACTCTCTATTGGTTATCAGTAATAAAATAATTATTATTTGTGTTATTATAAGATAAAACACTCATAATTTATAATATTAAAAAGTTATAAAAAATGTTATTTTTATTATAAAAAGTTATTTTAAAAATATAGATAATAATGTTATAATGAATTTCATTAATAAATTATTTATTGCTGACTATCAACAAGTAAATCAATATCAACTAAGAGTTCATAATAATGAATAGAAAACCAAGTGCTAGTGAAATAGTGTTGAAGAGCTATACTGTAGACTTACAAACTAAAACTTCTATCTTTGTGTCCTTGCATAATGGTGTGGAATATACCACTGTGTATGACGAACAGGATGAACCTGTTAATGCAACTGCTGAAGGCTCCATTGAAAGAGAGATAGAGCAGCATATCATGGATCTTATCGGTGACTACTGCCTAGGTGGTATGGCTATTGGATATGACCTATGAGTAAGAACAAAGATTATTCAGAAGCGAAAAAGTTGTTACCTAAACTTAAGAAAGAGTTAGACAGGATGCGAGCCGCTAAAGTTGAAGAGATAGACCTTGCTCCTACACTCTGTATGATCCATGTATGTAAGTTAACTATGCAAGATAGCAGTTATGCAGAGTTTCAACTTGAACTTGGCTTGTACAACGACACAAAGTGATTGACATGAACATAACATCAAACTTAAATCACATTAGACACCTAAATAAACTAAAAGAAGGTTTTTATTCAGGTGTTTCCATAGTAAAACTAATAGAAGACTGTGAGGAAACTGAAATGGCTGGTGAATTGAAATTCTTAACTAAAGTATTGCGTTATAAGACCTTGTCTATTGAGAATAATTTAGAAGTGATACTGTACAACAAGGACGACATTCAGTCTACTGATGCTTTGGTGACTGTGTCTAATAAGTCGATTGGTACACTACGTACTCAGTTGGCTTACAATGATTTAGCTTTGGTGTTGTGTTTTGATAACAGAGATCAGTTAACTGCTTCTCATGTTATGTATGATGCTGATGCAACTTATGAACAGTTGAGTGCATATTGTCTTGAGCAAGGCACTAACCTAAGATTGCCATACAGGACTATCATATTATGATTGAGCTGCTTAATGTCACTTCTAGTCCTAACAGCAACCCTACTGTATGGTTTAAGGTTGCTGATGCTCGTTATGGTATTGTAGTGAAAAGAGGAGACGAGGTAGAACGTGTAGACCGTAACGGTAAACCTTGTCGTAAACTAAGTGTTCCCTGGGAGCAACTTATTCCATTGGCTCGTAGAGTCGTTAAAGAAGATAGCTATCGGAAGATTAAATGAATTTAAGAGCGAGACAAGACTGTCTAAAAGCGTACAGTAGAAAACTTAAACGCAATCAAAGAGAAGAAGAGCTGCGACTTAAAGAAGCTGCTTTTAATGCCAAACTAAGTGTGTTAAAGAAGCTGATATTCATATCTTTTGTGGCACTGTTAGGTTACTGTGGGTATAAAGTTATTGTGTATATTAAGGCGTTAATACTATGAGAGAAATACAGGAAACGTTGCTCATTATGCAAGACATGGTGTGCACTGCAGTAATTGAAGAACCCGCAGAGACAACAGAAGTAGTAGAACATGTTGAGTTCTTAGATCGTCCTACAGAAGAGATACTAATAATTAGTCTCGCAGTCTTATGTGCGTTCTATGTACTAGTTAAGATGTTCTGTGGTTTTGTTATACACGGTATAGCACTTATAATTGCCATATTTGAAGGCTACTCAAACATACGTAAACTAAAGAAGAAACTAAAATGAAAAACATAATTGATTTAGGTGTTGCAGCAGGTCTAAGTGAAGAGCAAATAAAAGGCGCAGACCTCATGTTGCGAAATGTGACTGGTGAAGGTTTAGACTACCAACCTACAGGTGTAGATCCGAGAGACTTAGCACTGTTACGTAGAAATGTAGCTCAGACGGAAGAGTTCGCTCTAGCATCTGTTGCTATAGATGGTATGAGATTGAAGTTTGTTCGGGAGCAAAATCAAGCGATATGTAAGGCTGCAGTAGAACAAAACGGTCTTGCTATACAGTATGTAAAGGTTGATAATAATTCTCTTAATATGCTTGAGTTGTCTATCATGGCAGTCAAACAAAACGGTTTGGCTCTTCAATACCCAACGTGCTGCGATATAGATGAGGTGCATCAAATCGCAGTCAAACATGACGGCATGGCTCTTGCGTTCTGCACCTATCCTACCCTAGAAACATGCGAACTTGCGGTCCAACAGAATGGTCTAGCTATACAGTATGTACAACATCCTAACATAGAACTGTGTAAAATGGCAGTGGCTCAGACTGGTGCAGCATTTCCGTTGTGTGTTAATGTTATGCACACAAGTGGCAGTCATGACACAGTTATGGCTGACATACTGAGTCTTAATGAGCTTGCTCTACTAGGCGATGGTAACAACATAAGATACATTGACCATCCTAGTGCACAAGAAAAACGTATTGCAGTCGAAGAAAATGGTCGGGCTCTTAAGTACATTGGTTTTGCAGATCTTGAAGTCCAGAAGGCTGCAGTTAAACAAAACGGCTTGGCTATACAATTCATACACAACCCTAGTGAGGAAGTCGTAGATATTGCAGTTGAACAGAATGGCGGCGCACTAGTCTATGTTAAATACCAACTAGACCGCCAAAGACTTATAGCAGTCAAGAATTATGCATACGCCTTACCGTATTGTACTCAGCAAAGTATAACAGTAGTCATGGCTGCTGTTATGACTGACGGCTTGGTTCTTCAATACGTACTTAGACCAACTCCTGAAGTGTGCCTTGCAGCAGTGATGGAAGACGGCAATGCATTACAATTTGTTCCTGCTGCGTTGCAGACTGAGGCCATATGCATAGCTGCAATAAAACAGTCTAAGTTTGCATTACAATACGTAGATCATTCTCTGTTTGTTGAGTTTCATACAGGCTACAAATTTGACGATGACGACATACCTTTCTAGTCATTGAGCTTGTTATAATCAGGCCACTTCGGTGGTCTTTTTTACGTCTGTTATTTAGCTCTCCTATATTAGCGGACCTTAAATCTTGCTCTTTTCAGGCCCTGGTGTTAGTATAGATTTTATTTTAAAATTCCGTGACGGCTCTTATATAAGACCGAAATTTGTCTAAAATCTCAAAAATCGATTTTATATGAATTTCGGTTATATAAATCAATGTTTTTATAACAAAAAGTTATTTTATTTTTATAATTAAAAACGTTATAATAGATTTTACAAACAGTTGTATTTACAACTACTACTTAAAAGTAAATGATAAGAGACTGAACATGAAAAATTTAGATTTATTGATGGACGTTGCGAACACTGTTGAACGTGATGGATTGGACCTGTGGATGGCTTGTTTCAGAGTTGATGATGATAAAAGACCTACTAAGTTTGTCGATCGTACCACCTGCGGTACTACAGGTTGTCTATTGGGTTGGTGTCCTGCTGTTGGTGAAGGTGCCCTTCGGACTGATAAAGTAATTTCTATGTACGAAGGTTACACCTGGGACCAGTATTGTTTGGACACGTTTGACATCGATGTAATGAGTAGTAACGACGAGTGGAATTTCTTGTTTAACAGCGATTGGTCAGACCGTATAGGTCATGCGAAGTTACGCATTCAATACCTAATTGACCATGGTAAAGTACCTGCCGACTTCGAAGAGTGTGAATACACCTGGCGAGAGGATGACGCGTAATGGGTGAGATGAGTGATTACTTTAACGAGGACATAGAAGCGTATGAGTCTTTACGAGACGATTATGTAAGTGGTGATATGTCTATACATGACGCATACGACCACGGCTTCTTGGATGAGACAGGTTGTGAGACTGCAGGTATGAGTGCTGCCTGGGACAGGTCAACTCTACACACCTTTGAAAGTGCACAGGAAGCTCTACTAATAGCTGAAACACAACTATCCCAACCGCACTGGCGCGGGCAGGGAGCTCGTACAGAGGGGCTAAGGTCTCCTGACGTAGGGCTAAACGACCAAGCAATACTTAATCTATACAAACCAGGTCCTACTTGTAATTGGTGCAGTGAGGCTATGCATGAACGAGAAGGTAAGTTCGGCATATTCTTTTGGTGTAAATGCCCTGAGCAGGTTACAGTAAGTAAGAAGTATTGGGATTCAATTAAACGCAGGAGAACTAAATGAACAGACAAATAGTTAAAACTAAGTTTGAAGAAGGCGATGAAGCCAAAGCATATAAGTGCACGGCTGGCAAGTGGACTGTAGGTGCAGGTATTAACATCGAGCAGCAACCTCTACCGAAGGCAGTCAGAACACTCTGGGAGCACACTGAGCATGTCCCTGACAACTGGGTTATCATGTTACTTGGAGGTGGTGAGATGCCACAGAAGGTGCGTGATTTGTGGTTAGATATTATACTGTCAGAGTTGGAGGCTGAATTAGAGTGTGAGCATATCTCTTGTGCGTTCACTCCAGGTTTTGAAGATCTAGACTTGGTACTACTAGATATGGCGTATCAGATGGGCATTGAAGGTTTATGTGGCTTTAAGAGGATGATAGCAGCTATTAACTGTTGTAGCTATAACGTAGCTGCACTTGAGTTACTGGATTCTAAGTACGCTCGAGAAGACTCACCCAATAGAGCACGTCGTAACGCCGAACTATTGAGAGGGCTGCAACGATGGCAGTAAGAGTATTCAGTTCGTATTATGAATTCAAATGTAGAAAGGACAAAGCTGTAAATGGTGTTAGTAGTCATTTTGCTAAGGTGCATCCCAACTGGGCTGAGCTAAGTGACACTAACAAAGGTTGTTGGAATTGTCTAGAGTGTCACGGCTGTACTGATTGTGCGTGGTGTAGCTACTGCTCTTACTGTTCAGGGTGTAGTATGTGTTCTAACTGCTCCCGTTGTGAATCGTGTGAGTCTTGTAAGTATTGCGTATATGCAACTACGTTACGCCACAAGGACAGTGTAGGTGGTGACATAGATCACGATAAAGGTTCATTGATAGGTCGCATGTTTAAAGCAATTGGTTCGGCATTAAAAGGATGGCTAAAATGATTGCAAAAACAACCCTGGTTTGTAAAGGGTGTCACTGGATATTTCATCGCATTCACTCTGATAAGTGTCCTCGCTGTGGTGGAGCTACTCTCACGATGCCTGTGTTGTACCCTAGCAGTCTTGGACAACCTATCTGGCGGACACGTAAGCTAGAAGAGGCTCGGGCTCGTATTGATGCAGCAGCTAAACAAACTGTGTGTTGTTATACAAGCACTAGCTCCGGTGGTTGGCGTCATGACACTGACTGTCCGCAATATGTAATGTGCTACTAACGTAGTATAAGCTAATTGAAATTAATTATAATAATTGTTTTATTTTTATAATTTATATGTTATAATTAATTATCAATTATACTGAAATGTCAGTTAATTATAAACCAGTAAGTCAATCAACCAAAGAGTAATAAAATATGTCACTAGATATGAACAAATTAATTAAGATGTCAGGATCTGCTTATGTGCTTGAAGATGAAGTTCAAATACTGTCTGATTTCAATGGTGCTGCAGTACAGACTGAAGAAATGGCTATGGAAGCTGTATCACTAAACGCAGACCACTTAGAATTTGTCCACGATCAAACTGCTGATGTGTGTGGGATGGCTCTGGCATGTGACGCGACAACACTACGTCATATTCGTCGACAATCTGGTGAATTGTGCTTCTTCGCTATTTATCAGAATGCGATGGCTCTTCAGTATGTTCACAATCAAAACCATGCCATGTGTATAGCAGCTGTTAAACAAGAAGGTATTGCTCTTCGATACGTTAGACATCAAACTGAAGCGATATGTATAGCTGCTGTGTCAGAGAATGGTCTTGCTCTTCAGTATGTTCGTGATCAAACACAAGATGTATGTGAAGCCGCTATCATACAGAACAATCAAGCTATTAATTATGTGCGTGTTGGTTAATATATATTAGCTATGTTGTTATTAATTAGATCGCTTAGGCGGTCTTTTTAATATCTACTGACATAATTAGAAGTTATAAAAATAATATTAATTATAACTAAAAGTTATTTTATTTTTATAATTATTTATGATATAATATAAAATATAAATGAACTGAAACGTCAGTTGTTTATAAACCAGTAAATTAAATCAACTAAGAGAACTAAAATATGTCGCTAGATAAGAACGAACTAATTGCTTTATCAGGTATGTCCGATGACGAGATTCTTAAACTGAGAGAGCAAACTATTAATAACGATTGCGACGATCTGCTTCATGCTGTTGAGCAAACTGAAGAGCAGTGTATGAATGCTATCGAAGAGAGTGGTGCTAACCTTCTAACCATTCGCGATCAAACTGAAGGGTTGTGTGAGTTTGCTGTCGCGTACGATCCTGACAACCTTCGATATGTTCGTAATCAAACCGAAGAGTTATGTACTCTTGCTATTGAGCTTGTTCCGGCGTTTCTAGGGCATGTTCGTAATCAAACTGATGAGTTGTGCGAACGTACTGTAAGACGTAATCCTTATACTATTCAGTTCGTTCATAATCAAACCGAAGAGTTATGTCTTCTCGCTGTCGGTATTGATCCTTCAACTCTGTCAGTCATTCGTAATCAAACCGAAGAGATATGTCTATTAGCTGTCAAGAATTATGCATTCGCTATTCGTGAGGTTCGTAATCAAACCGAAGAGATATGTCTTGCTGCTGTTAAGATAGACGGTCTAGCTCTGGCGTATGTTCGTAATCAAACCCAAGCAGTCTGCGAAGCTGCTATCGAGAATAACCCTGAAGCAATATCGGTCATCCGCTTCCCTAGTTAATAAGCACCAACCTTTATAGTTATTAATAAGATCGCTTAGGCGGTCTTTCTTACGTGTGGACTAAATTAATGCTGATTCAGTACAAAATCTGAACTGGGAGCTCCTGAGAGGACGGTGGTCGGATTTTAAAACGAATTTAATATAATTATATATATATTTATTTAAAATTCGATGACGATCTTTATATACGATCTGAAGTCAATATTTTATACAATATATCGTACGAATAGCATGAACTAAAAGGGAGACCGCGTGAGCTAATATAGGATGCGGGAATAGTAGACGCAAGTGTTGTGATGCTTTGTCTGTTAGTTGATGTGCTTGACAGTTCATGACAATTCATGATAGTTCACGATAGAGGGGATGTGGATGTTCTTTGAATGTGTGTGGAATGTACTCTGAATGTTCTTTGAATGTGCTGAGCATTAGTTGTGGGCGCACTCTGAATGTACTCTGAAGATGCTTTGAGTGAGTTGAATAATAGCTCTACATGACCTGTCCAAATCCAATGAATCCGGAGCTTCAAAAAAGCGAGTCCAAAAAATCCGACTTCTGGCCATCCGTATAAATTAAAGGCTATATATTAGAGTTAGTTAGATAGTATATAATAGGATTTAAAGATCCAAAAAAAGAGGTCCTCGGATTTTTTGGATTTTTGAGTCCCATTCGCTTGCACACTTAGCTTATAACAATCAATTCTTCACTTAGTTATGAGACTTTCAAGCACTTCTCTATTAGCGAGCACGATTTCGTACGCTGACATTCCAGAAATCCGCAAGTCTCTTTAGTTCGCTATGTCAGTATCAGCATTCTTTCGTACGCCGACATTCCAGAAATCCGCAAGTCTCTTTAGCTCTACTATGTCAGTATCAGCACTTTCACTGTGTCAGTAAAGAGAGCTCAACCGACATTCCAGAAACCGGCAAGTCTCTTTAGCTCTACTATATCAGCATCAGCAAATTTTGGATATAAAAAAAGAACCTTTCGGTTCTCTTTAGTTACTCTATTTTGATATTGCCTTGTCTTCTGGTTCAACTGATATCTCAGTCAGGTCAGGATAACCTTGGTTGTCCAGTCTTGGTACAATTACTTCCAGTTCCAGTTGATTGGTCTCGATATAATCAGTTAGATCAGTCGCTTCCAGATCTCCAGACATTACCAACTGAAGAGCAGTCTCTTTCACTTTCTTCAGTTCTCTCTGTTTCTTGGTCCAGGAATTTGTACCAGTCTTGCACATCGTGTTCAAACCAGTCTTCGTGTTAACCTTACTTCCGTATGCAACTACTTCAGTATTTTCCCACATCTTATGGTAGTAACAATATACCCACAGATTCCCGTCAGTATCAGTTACTGATGTCGCACTTACGGTCTTACCCGTACATAGCTCCAGAATCTGCTCCATAAGCGACTCAACTGTACTATCAGAATTATTGGATAGTAGGTTGAAGATGGTTTTGTGCGTAGATTTAATATTTGACATTTTTAGTTTCTCGTTTTGTTTGTATGGTAGATATATACTATTATTAATATATATCTGAATACAAACAAAACAATATCAAAATTCTGACGAATTTTTAAAGATCTTATTAATCGTAAAGATTAATAATTTAAATAATTAATTATTTAAAAACTTATTATATATTATAAATTATAAAAAAGATATAGATATTTTATATTATTTATAATAATTATTTATTTAATTAATAATTATTTAAAAACTTATTATATATAAATAATTATAAAAAAGATATAAATATTTAATATAAATATAAATAATTATTTAATATATTAATAATTA